TCTGTAGTAATTCGTACAGAAAAAATGGATTCTTCAGAAAAGTATGGTCGTATTCTTGGCTGGGTCTATGTTAATGGAGAGTCCGAATCGGTCAATAATAAAATGATTAATGATGGTTATGCTTGGGGATACCTTGGTGAAACTAAAGTTAAAGACTTTGATGCATTAAAAAAGGCTAGAGTTAAATCTGGTAAATAAAAAATATGACTAATGATGACGAATGGAATGAGTCACACATTGGTTTTGTTGGATTGCCAAGACCATTTTCAAAAGTTTTAGAAAAACATCAAGCATTGCATGCCTTGGCTTCAAAAGTACCAATACCTTGGCAATCTAGAGTAAAAAATGATCAAGATGGTTTTTTAAGAATAGTACAAGAAAATGAAGATATTGTTTATTCTAAAAACCTATGCTCTTATTGTGGAGTAAAAATAAATAATGATGAGAATGTTATTAGATGGAAAAATAAAGAATTAAATAAGATAAAACATGATGGAAGATTTGTTTTATCAGATATACACCCACTGCATTTAACCTGTATGAAACAAACAAGGGTATACTGTCCAGGAATGAAGAAAAAGCAAGAAGAAGAATTTGAATATGGGAAATATATAGATTTAGAAAAAAATGCAAAAACAGAAAGAAAGTTTGTGCTTAAACTAATGATAGAAAATTTTATTAATGTTTTTTATTTTACTGCAGATTGGTGTCAACCATGCAAAAATATTAAGCCAATAATAAAAGAAATAAATAGAGATAAATCTGGATTAAAATTTCATATGATTGATGCAGACATAGAACAAGAATTGGTTCAAAAATTTAAAATTCAATCTTTACCGACCTTTATAATTATTAATCAAGGTAAAGAAATACAAAGATTAACGGGGTTACAAACAAAAGAAAAATTGCAAGAGTTTTTAACTTTTGCTGAAACGGGGAACCATGAAGAAGTTATTAAAAAGGATCTTTAATCCAGATGGGAAAAGCATGAGTTCAGATGAAAATGAAATGATTGAAAAGTTAATTCTTGAGGGTGCGCTTGAAGTTGCTGGTGTTGATTCTGAAGATGGGTCATTACTATATTCATTTACCTCAAAAATTGAGCAGGTAATGCCAGAACTTTATCACGATCATCTTAATAGAGTCAATGCTGAAATACTTTCATTATGGGAAAGAGGATATGTAGACATAGACTTTTTAGCAAAAGAGCCAATAGTAACAATTACAAATAAGTCTTTTGACCCTGTAGAAATGTCAAAACTACGCAAGCAAGAAGTTTGGGCTATAGAAGAACTTAAACGTCTAATTCGTAAAAAATAACTCTGCTATAATCAGTATATAACCTAGGAGGTTTGTTATGCCCGCAGGAAAAGGAAAGCCAGCAGGAGGATATCATGCAGGAGCCAAAGGCTCTTATGGATGCAATGGATTTCCAACAGTAAGTGCAGACGGAACAGTTCATGGATGCCATCCAACAAAAGCACAGGCACAAGCACAGGCTCGTGCTATTTTTGCTAGTACTGCACAAAAATTTATTTCTATCATAGAAAAATCAATGCCTAAAGAAGGTGATTTTGTTATTGCATCTGGTGAAGATGAAGTTTATGTTGGAATTATTCAATATGTAATGACAGATGGTATGTTTGGAATAGAATATTCTGATTATTCTTTAAAAGCATCAACAGAAGAACCAGTAGTTTTAGTTCGTATTCTTGAATTTGAAGAAGGTTATGGATGGGATGAAACTGAAAATTTAATTGGCGTAAATGCTTCTATGATAACAAAAATTGAACCATTATTTATTCCAGATCTTCAAAATAATAGTGCTATAAATTCAGAAGTTGCCATGACAATGAATGATACTCAAATTGGTAAAGCAAAAAAACCAAAGTATGAAGATTTTATTAAACCAAGAAGTGGTGGTAGTGAACCATCCAATCCAAAACTTTATGCAGCAGTTGTACAAGCAGCAAAAGATAAGTTTGATGTTTATCCATCTGCCGTTGCTAATTCTTGGGTAGTCCAAGAGTATAAACGTCGTGGTGGAACATATAAATCAGAAAAACGTGACTATTCAACAGCATCTCGTGAAAGAATGGCAGAATCAAGAAATGCAATGCCAGATGGATCCTTTCCAATTGCAAATCGTGCAGATTTAATGAATGCGATTCAATCTGTTGGTCGTGCAAAAGATTATGAAAAAGCAAAAGCGCATATTATTCGTCGTGCTAAAGAACTTGGTGCAATAGACATGCTTCCAGAAAGTTGGAATAATATGGCTCGTAAAGGAATGACAGGATGGGGTGGAACGATTTTTGATTTAAATTCGTTTAAAAAATAATGTCTAAAAAATCTTCTGGATCATTTTTTAAAAATTATGCATTTAATCCATTGCAAATAAAAAATGGAAGAATTGTTCGTTTAAGAAAAGACGGCACTGTTAAAGCAGATCTTGGTCCATATCCAAAAATAAAAAAGGGAGCAGTAAATGGCAAATAAAGAACAAAAGGGTAACGTTAATAAAAAGAAAGAGCCAAAGATGACTCTTAAAGAAAAGCGTACTGCTAAGCAAGAAAAGAATAATAAGAAAAATGGCTGATACATACTCTCCAACTTCTGGTATGAAGGCTGCTGCTCGTCGTGCTTTAAAATGGAAAGCAGATGGTAAGGCTAATGGTGCTGGAACTCCAGTAGGATGGGGAAGAGCAACTGATATTGTGAATGGATCAGCAATGTCTCTTAGTACTGTTAAAAGAATGTATTCTTTTTTTTCACGTCACGAGGTAGATAAAAAAGGTAAAGGTTTTTACGATGGTCCAGAGTTTCCCTCTAATGGAAGAATTATGTGGGATGCTTGGGGTGGAGATGCAGGGTTTTCATGGAGCCGTGCAATTGTAGAAAGAGAAAAGAAAAAACTAGAAAAGGTTTGGCAGGGAACTGCTTTTGATCTAAGAAAGTAGGGGATAATGGAAAATTTAGAAAAAAATGAACTAATTCAATTAATAGGATTTTATAAACAAAAACTGTCTGACGTAGAATTAGAGTCATTAAAACTACAACTTGAGGTTAATAAACTTAACTCTATGGTTTTAAGTTTAAGCCAAGGGCCAGTTAAAAAAACTAAATAATATGAAATATTTATTAGTTATAGGCTTGACATTGCTGTCTTATTGGTCTATAATTAAAATATCAAACAAAAGAAGAATGATATTTTTAAACAAAAATAAATATAGACAAAGTTCTATTTATGAAATGGTTAAAGATGTTGTTCCAAAGCAAATGTTTGATAAGCCTAAAGTTATAACGCAGTCTCAAAAACATATTCAAAAAAATATGTTAAAAGTCGTAATAGCAAACGGAAGTGCATATTGGATATTAAATAATGTTTTTTATACTGCAAATGCCATAAATGGCAGGGTAGATGAAGAAACAATAAAACCATTAGATATTGAAAATATGCCAACAAAAGAATTAAACAAGATGTTATCAATACTTGATGACTTAAAACAAGGGGTAGGACCAAATGATAGTAGCAGTACAGGGAACAAAGGAATTTAACGACTATAACGTATTCCTTCGTGCCATGAGCGTTGCTCTATCTGGCATGAAAGATGGAGATAATGATTTTATTATTTACTCCGCTGGCCCATCAAGAATAAATCACTTTGTTTCAGAGTTTTCTAATTTATCAGAACGAGGAATGAAGGCAAGAGGCAAAAAGATTAAGTTTTATAATGCTGCTCCAATATGGTTAAGTGAAAATATAAATCAAATTAATTATTTTGCTTTTTTAAGTCGTCCAAAAGAATCAAAATCAAAATTAGTTTTAGTTGCAGAAGCCAACAACATTGATGTTGGTCTTTTTAGATATTAGGAGAATAAAATGATTATTAAAAGTTTAAATACAATGGAAAAAATTATAAATAAAAATAAAAATCTGCTGTGGCGTGGTTGGGATGTAATTGATTTAAAAGAATCAGACGTTGCTAAAACATCTCCCATGGGTATTAGAATAAAAAATAAGTGGTATTTACATAGAATTTATAAGCCTGGTCGTAATGGTTGGGATATACCAAATAAGTATAAGGATTAATCTTGAAACAGCATTTATGGAAAGACGAAGCCTTGTGTTTAGGAATGGATAACAACTCATTTTTTGATAAATATGAAGATCACGAAGGATCTAGAAGAGATGTTGACGCACTTTGCAAACAATGTCCAGTAAAAAAAGTATGCTTTGCAAATGGCATATCTGGAAAAGAGTGGGGCGTATGGGGCGGAGTTTATTTAGAAGGTGGAGAAGTCTCAAGAGAGTTTAATAAACATAAAACAAAACAAGACTGGTCAATTACTTGGCAATCTTTAACAATGGAGTAAAAATGTATACAGATACTATGCGTAAGGCTGTACACTCAATTACACCACCTAAAAGTTTTGGTGTAGAGATTATTGACAATGAGCACTTTCTTACAGTAAAATTAGATGAAAGAAAGTTTTTACACATGGGGCATGATGATAAAATATCAGCCTTACAATATGTAGTAAAATTAAAAAAGGCTTTGGAAGAATGTGGTGCTATAGTTTTAATAACTAGAGAGGCAATAAAATGATAAAACAGATTAGTTTGTTCTTTATTTGTAAAATTAAATCACATAACCTTATTAACGCTGGTGCTTGTCCATTTACTGGTAAAAACTATGCAGCCTGTCTAAGATGTGGAGTAACAGTAACAAAATGAAAAAGAAAATAATTATATTAATACTGTCAGCAATATCTATTTTTATTGCAATTAATTTATTCTTTGCTTCAAGGCTTAGTCAATTATCAGACTTAGATTTATTTGACATTGAAGAAGACGAATAGTGCAAACCTTTTTACCATACAAAGATTTTGATCAATGCGCTAAGACTCTTGATAATAAGCGTTTAAATAAACAAATACTAGAGTCTTATCAGATACTTAAGGTTTTATCTGGTCAATCCCCTTCAGGTGCATGGCGTAATCACCCAGCGGTACTGATGTGGAAGAATGCTGAAAAATCATTACTCACGTATACAAGAGCCATGATTAAAGAGGCTGGCATTAGAGGTATTAAGACAGACAAGAATGAGGCCAACATAGAGGCTCTGGAGGTCGTTTCTGGGCATCTGTGGGGTACTGATAAGCCAGTCTGGAGTAAGTCATCTCATGTAAATCGTGTAAATATTACCCATAGAGCCAACCTTTATCGTAAAGATTATATTTATTACGCAGAGTTTTATAAAGATACTCAGAGTGAATATAATAAGCCTTGTTGCGAAAAGTGTTTATACTATTGGACAACTCACGCCATTAGGGATAGAGTACAATAGATAGTATGGAAATGATGCTCTTGATATTTTTTGCTACACTGTCTTTTTCCTTTGGACTATCCTATTGGGCTACATTTGATAAATTAAAAAAGTCTAACCTATTGTTGGCTGAACTTTTTATAAAAAACAGGGCACTTGAAGAATTAAACTCTCAAATGAACAATGGTATCAGTATGTCTGACGACACAATACATAAAGAAAACTTTATAAAGTTTCTATCTGACTCAAGAGATTGGGCCTTTGAGTATATTGAAAAGTCACAGCAAACAATTAAAGAAGTTTCAGATGAACTAAAAATAAAAGGTTTGGATAACTACTCAGAAAAACTTTTAGCCCTTTTGCCAGAGATAAATCAAGAAAAGGGATAACATGAGAGAAATTCTGTTATCAACTATTACAGGTTTTGGATGTGGTGTTGTATTTGCTGCATTCAAATTACCAGTCCCAGCACCACCAGTTTTTGCGGGAGTCGCAGGAATTGTTGGTCTATGGATTGGTTTTACAACAATAACAAAAGTTATATCCTAGGAGGAATAATGAATAACCTATTAAACGATAAGACAAAGGCAATGCTGGCATCATACGGACGATCTGTCCTTGGTTCAGTAATTGCACTTTACATGGCTGGCGTAACAGATCCAAAGGATCTATGGGCTGCACTAGTTGCTGCATTGGCGCCCGTTGCATTGAGAGCACTCAATCCTAATGACAAAGCGTTTGGCGTACTACCAGATACTGGTATGATTTCAGATGCTCTTGGTAAGATTGTGCCTGTTAAAAGTGCACCAAAGAAAAAGGCTGCTAAGAAAAAGTAGTTTAATTATAGAAAATGGGTCTGGTTTTATTCTAGGCCCATTTTTTAATTAAGGAGTTATTATGAAAAAATTATTAGTTGTTATGCCAGTACATAATGATGGAATGTATATTGAAAGAGCAATAAATAGTATAATTAATCAAACATTTCAAAATTTTGTTTTATATATAGTTAATGACTTATCAACAGACGACTCTTTAAATAAAATAGAAAAATATTTACATAATCCAAAAATTAGATTAATAAATAATGAAAAAAATGGTGGATGTTTTTATAGTAAAAATACTGGAATTAGTTTACTAGAAACAGAAGATTTTGATGTTTACACTACACACGATGCAGATGATTTTTCTGACTCAACAAGGTTTGAAAAAGTAATGAATATATTCAACAATGAAGATATAATTGCATTAGAAGATTATGAATTAAGAATAGGTGGAATGGTGCCAGATTGGTACAACAAGCCTGGAGAAACAATGCCAAATCATGCTCATGCATTTTTTAGTAAAAAGGCTTTTAGTATATTTGGATATTATGATAATTTTTTTTGTGGGGCAGATACTGATTATTGGCATAGAGCAATAAAATATAGCAAAATAAATCCATCTTCCATAGTTTTTACATTGCCAGAATTACTATACTATGCACAAGTGACTGGGAATAACATGATATTGAGATATGGAAAAGAAATAAGAGATTCATATTTTAAAAAACATATGGCAGAGATTGATAAGATGAAAGAAGAGAAAGATTTTTATAGAGCATTTTTTAATATAGAGGAGGCAATAAAATGAAATACTTAGTAACTGGCGGTGCTGGATTTATTGGATCAAACATAGTTGATTCTTTAGTTGAACTTGGTCACGAAGTTGTTGTTATTGATAATGAGTCTTCTGAATCTCACGATCATTTTTTTTGGAATGAAAATGCAAAAAATTATAAATTAGACATATGTGATTATGAAAATACAAGAAATCTTTACGATGGAGTTGACTACGTATTTCATGTTGCAGCAGAAGCAAGAATACAGAGAACAATAAAAAATCCAATAAGATCTGTAAAAACAAATGTAGTTGGAACTACAACAGTACTTCAATGTTCAAAAGAGGCAAACGTTAAAAGAGTCATATATTCTTCAACATCTTCCGCATATGGAAGAAATGAAATACCAAATGAAGAAACACAGCCAGACGATTGTTTAAACCCATACTCAATTTCTAAAGTTGCTGGAGAAAAATTATGTTCAATGTATACAAATATTTTTGGGCTAGATACAATAATATTTAGATATTTTAATGTATATGGAGATAGGCATCCGACAAAAGGTGTGTATGCCCCAGTGATTGGACTATTTGATGTTCAAAAATTAAATGGTGAAAAATTAACAATTGTTGGCGATGGAGAACAAAGAAGAGACTTTACAAATGTTAAAGATGTTGTAGATATAAACATAATTGCAACAACAAAGGATATTGATCGTAAATATTTTGGCAATGTTTTTAATGTTGGAACTGGAACAAATTATTCTGTGAATCAGATTGCATCTTTTATATCAGATAACACTATTAATATTCCAGAAAGACTTGGCGAGGCAAGAGAAACACTTGCAAGTATTAAAAAAGTAAAAGAAGTCTTTGGTTGGGAACCAACTATAACTTTAGATCAATGGTTTAAAGAGAGAAGTATTTAGTGATAGAAGTCCTTAAAGAAGACTTTGTATATATATGTAAAGACGGAGTAAACGAAGAATTAAAGTATTCAATTAGGTCTGTTGTTGAAAGTTTTCCAGAAGCAACTATATGGCTTGTCGGTGGTAAGCCTGACTGGTATACAGGAAACTATATAAAAGTAGAACAAAAAGAATCAAAGTATAAGAATGCTGTAAAAAATTTAGAAACAATTTGTTTTTCACAAGAAATATCAGAATCTTTTATTTTAATGAATGATGATTTTTATATTATTAAAAAAATAGATAAGATAGAAAATTTTCATAGTGGATTCTTGTTAGATAAAATAAACTTATATCAAAAATTAAATGGTAATTCTCAGTACACCAGAAAACTTTCAGGCACATATAAAAAACTCAAAGCCCTAGGATTTGAAAACCCCTTAGACTATGAACTCCACGTACCAATGATTATGGAAAAAGAAAAATTAAAGATAGTATTAGAACTTTTAGATCAATTTTTATGGAGATCTATATACGGAAATAAGTTTAATGTAGGTGGCACACAAATGGAAGACGTTAAGGTTTACAATTCTGGACCGTTAGTTCTTAAGTCTTATAATTTAAACATAGATGATCACACCTATTTGTCTAGTGCAGACAGTTCATTTAATAATATATTTAATAAAATACTTAAGACTAAGTTTAATAAAAAAACTAGATTTGAGCAATAAGTTCTAAGTATTTATTTTTCAATATTGTTGGTGCAAAGTTATTAAAGCCTAAATTATAAGCCTGCTCTTTGTAATTAGTTTTATCATTAATAGACATATACTTGTCAATTGTTTGTGCTAATAAGACATTGTTTGCTTCAAATAAATTAATCCTAACCTTTGTTCTGATTGTTCCTATAGAATCTGACTCAACTAACCAGTTTTGTGGCAAGATCTGATTATTAGGTGAAACATTTGTCATAAAAACGGGGAGACCAGAAAGCAAAGCCTCATTCATTGGTAAACATAATCCTGCATATCGTCTTGGCAATATCATAGCATCAAAGCCATCATACATATCTTCCCTGTTTTCTGGGTTGCCAATTTCAATCTTTAGTCTTGAGTCTGTTACATTAGTTACTATTTCACTTTGACTTCTAATAACTAATTCATAATCTGCTTTAGAATGCTTTAGCATATTTATTACGGTTTCAGTACCGTTTCTATCTTTGGCTGCCTTCTTTCCAGCAATGTGTAATAGCCTATTGTGTGATTTAGAGATGTTATTATTTTTTGCAGTTTCAAATAACTCAGGGGTAGTTGGAGGTGGAAGATGAATTACCTTTGTTCTATCTCCAAACATACTTTGAATTGTTTCAATTTGCCATAAACTGGGAGATAATAAGACGTTTGGTAAGGGTAGTTCTGGGTTTGCTAAGTGACCAAACAGTTCATAGTTATACTGAAGAATGGTTTTTACTCCCCGTCTATTTGCAAACCTTACAAAATTTTGATCATAAAAAGTTTCACAACTTAATACAACGTCTACATCTCCTAAAAACATCTTCATCTGTTGAACAGAAGGAAAGCCTTGTGTCTTAATACAACTGTATTGGTCATACCATTCTGGATGCTGCTTGTTGTTATTAAACGGGGTAGAGTCAATTAAAAGAATCTTATCAGGACTAAGCATATTAACTAACTCTCTAGTCTGATTACCAAGTCCAGTATTGTCTGATCTTGCTATGATTCCTAGTCTCATTCTTTATACCCCCAAGTTTCATCGTCCACCGTAAATTTGCGGGTACCCTGACGACCATCTAAATGGTAAGAACGCTTAATACTACCTTCAGGATGATATATCCAAAGTTTATGTGTCTCCCAACCTTCTTGATTAAATACTTCATATGGGGATATGTCATCTTGAATTGCTCCATGAAACGTATCTTCTATAAAAAATTTATCCTTACATCTTGGAAGCACAATGTCTTTATAATATTTTTTTCTACTTAGATGTGGTCGCTGACTCCATTGTATGGTTTTCATAAACCCATCTTCTAAGCCAAACATAAGGTGTTCGTGATCTTTTGGTATAAATGATTCAAAATGAAAACGAATAGTGTTTGCCTTATTGTATTCAAACATATCCAAGCATTTATCCCAGTCTATTGGCACATCTGGAGTTAAAGGGGCATCGCCTTCAATATAAAGTAATAGAGGTGTTTTAACTTCAGTAATTGTTTGACGCATCATGTTGGTTTGATGGCTATGTTCTTTAAATATAAAAGGTAATATGTTTTTATCTTCATGTAAACACTTCCACAAAATACGATTTTTATATTCATCGTAATCTTTTTTACGATCTTGTTGTTCTTCTCTAAGACCATCTATTTGCATAATAATTTCGTTGTCTGGAAAATGAACACGAATATCACTAATCGTTTGATCTATCATTTTTGTGCTTGGATGATCTGTAATTACAGAAGTAGCCATAACAATTGTTATATCTCTTTTATGCATTTACTTGCCTCATTAACTCATTAAATAAATCTCTTTTATATTTAATCCACCAACAAACTACTTGATGCATTTCAGATATATAATTATTTAGCAGTTCAGGCAACAAATGAGGTAAGTTTTGCCAATTTTCAACAGTTTTTATTGAGTGTTCACCTTGAAACAAAAAATTAAAAAAATTTGTGTTCTGCATTTTTGAATCTAATTTATCTCCTATAGGCAAACAAAGCATTTCAATTGCCTCATAAAATCTAAACGAATCAACAACCATTGCTCCACTAGGGCAAGGAACAATTTTTGATAAAAACATTTTATCGTAATATGATTTCGGACTTAAGCCTTCTGCAAACCCATTAGTTGGATTATAAAAAGAGTTTGGTATGTCAGGCATAACCGTTGCAAGTTCTTGTCTTCTTTGATGGGTTATTTGTCCTGAAAAAAATACATCATAAGATTTATCTTGATACTCTGGTAAATTATTTGATAGATGTTGTGGAACACCTAACGCTAATTTATTATATTGTGAATGTTTTCTGTGCGGGTATTGAATCCAAATTTCAATATTATCATGCTTTATCTTATCAACTTTAAATGTAGCACTTTCATCTCCAGTAATAAATAAAACTACTCTGTTTATTTTATTTAACTCTTCAGATATTTGATCTTCAAAGTCTACGTTTTGTGGTCCAGGAATTACCACAAAGGCTCTATCCACACTGGGTAAAGTTGTTACCCTGTCTGGTTTAATATTGTTTTTATTAAAAAATTGTTTTAATAAACCGTAATCCCATTTATCAGAAGCACAATCTTCTTCTTTTACTGAATAAAGATATGCGTTAATCATGTTAAAACCTTCCATAATTTTTCTTCTGTAATAAGATTTTTAAATACTTCTTCATCTATGATTGATGTATTATTTACGTAGGCTATTTGCGAATTATATTGTTTTATTATATTTGTTTTGTTTTTTGTAAAGTTAGTGTTAATATTTTCTAAATTATTATTTAATTCAACCTGCTTTAATCTTATTTTGTATAACTCTGGATATGAAAATCTATATGGCAACTCAGCATAAAGAAAATATGTTTTATCAAAATATTTTATTAAGTTAAACAAGGTGTCTGATAAAAAAATGTGATCTGGGTGATGAACTCCAAGAGGAATATAGATGTTGTCAAAGTTTACAATTATAGATTTTATCCAATCTATTAAATCATTTTCGTTTTGTTTTCCATAAACATCGTCTAGTAAATCTCCATTAATCACTTTAGCATTTATCATTGAGCAGGCTTCATTATGTTCTTGTCTTAATATAGTGTGTTTTTTATACCCAGAAGGATCTGTTGGTATGCCAGCAAAGGCAGTTGCAATTGCAAAACTATCATTGCTATCAATAATATAATCACCTAATGAAAAAATTGCATCATCTACATGTGCACAAAATATTAAATTATTCATAAAACAAATGTACCTCATGCTGATAATCTAAAAGAGTTTCTTGATACCCCAACCCTTTTATCCATTGTCTAAGATTATATAAAGATTCATTCCATTGTTGTAGCATAAACTCTGGGTGTCCAGATAGCCAAATCTTTGGTTTATGCTCTCTAAGTGCCCTCTCAGCCCCTTCTAAGACCCTCCATTCGCTACCCTCTACGTCCAAGGAAATGGCGGTAGGTGGTTTAATCCTATGATCATAAACGCAAGAGTCTATTGTAATCTGACCATAATTATCTCCTTCAAGATATAATTCTTTAAATCCATGCGCTGCTTTAATTTCATCATTAACTTCTGGGGGCCATTGATTAAAATAGACACGTGAAAGGTTGTTTATTTTATTAGAAGCAAATCCAGGAATACAAGCCATTGGAAGTTTTAAGTTATTAGATGTCCAAGTTAATGGAAGATGTGACCATACTTTAGGGTTTGGTTCAAACAAAACAACTTCTGCACCCCACATCTGACACAGGGCTGGAAATTCTCCTTGTTCTGAACCAACATAATAAACAACATCTCCTTTACCAATGTTATTGTGCATTGATTTAAGCCTTAACTTTTCCCAACCTGATTCGCTGTGCCATTCTGGTCTATCTGCACGATGTTTTGGAAGAACAATTTCAAATTCTCCATTTAGTATTGTCTTAATCATTTCTGTCACTTCATTGCCTCCACAAAATAAAATTCATGTTCTCTTGTGTCAAGTTCATATATTTTTTTATTTGAATATACTGTTTGTTTAAATTTTGTTTCAGAAACATTACCAAAGTCAACGCTCTTTAATTTATATTGTAAGGCTTTACTTGTTAAAAGTGATGCTGATTGTGAATACCAAGTTAGCCATGCCGAAAATCTATTGTCTAAGTCATCTTCAGAGTTAGGGAAAAAACTAATATTGTTATTTTTATATGCATTAAATCCAGAAACTATGTCTGGGAGGCTAATTCTTGCAACCCCTCCTGGTTTTAAAACTCTATAAAATTCTGACAAAACTTTTTCAATATCATGATACTTAACACAACAAACTATTGCATGACAAACAATAATATCACAAGAGTTGTCTGGCATTAATTTTAAATCTTTATACTCAGTATTAAACTCTGGATCAAGATCTATATTAACCCAGTCAGAAGGCTGAATGCTGCCACAACCAAAATTTATTTTCATTTTATGTTTAGAGTTTCTAGTATTGCGGACCATCTCTGGACGTAAGTATGTTCTTTTTTTGTTCTTTCATGTCCATTAAATCTGATTGCTTCTCTTGATACACCGTCCAATAAATATTTATCTATCTTATTTTTTAAATCTTCAAGGTTGCCATGTTCATAAAATGCAATTTCAATCTCATCTTTAAAGTATTCCTCAAGACCTTTAATGCGAGGGTAGATAGTAAACCCACCACGACCAGTACTTTCAAACAACCTATCACTAGTGTAGTAAGGATAGTTAAAGTTAATGTTTAAACTATCACCTATCGCTACCTTGCTTTTAGCATAAATACGGTTTAACGCATCTCCACGTACAGTTCCAGTATCACCATCTCCACCAACGTGTAGAAATTTTTTGCCATATGTCTTTCTTAAAAAGTCTATTAATTCTGGACGGTATTTATGTTCATGATGATAACCCTTACTACCAACAAAGATAATATCGTTTTCAAAGTTGTGTGGATCATACTCTTCATGGATATAACATTCCTTATCATAAACTCCAGCAGGAAGGAAGTGTCCTTTGACCTGTGTGTTTTCATTAAACCAATCACACATTAACTTATCTGTAGCAAAAAAGTGGCCTATGTTTGTATAGAAGTCATCATTTTTTAAATCTTTTTCACGTTCAATTCCGAACCATAAATCTAAATGATAGGTCATAGTTGGTATGCCAGCAGCCTTTAGTTCTTTTAGTACATCCGTCATAGATCTGGATCCTGGGGTTTGCCATCTATGTGTGTGTACCCATATGAATATGTCAGATTTTAATGCTGCATTTAATATTTCTGTGCTACCTGCTTGTTTTTCTTGCAATTTTTGCACGGTATGCCCAAGGGACTCTAAAGACTTAGCATGATGATTCTCACTACTATAAGATACTTCAAAATTACCAAGAAAAACTATATTAGCCAATGTTTTATCCTTTTTGTTTTATAATTTACTAAACATTATACGTCATTTTGTTCTATAATTTTGCCAAAATTTGAATTTAATACATAATCTAAATCAATTTCAATTTTTTTTATATGTTTAGGATTTACGCCAGTATGACAACTTAATTTAATTCCAACATCTTTTACTAATTGAAAAAAATTAATATCTTCTCCAATTGATAATTCTTTATGATTATTATTTTCTTTAAATAAAGAAACGTTTGGATATTTTTTATATATTTTTTCAATAACAGACCTGTGAAGTAAGGTAAGTGCTAATCCAGCATAGTCAACTTCAATTAATGAGTCAGTAGGAAAACTACAAACTGGAAAAACCAAGCCATCTTTTTTAAAATCCCCAGTATATATACAAGGCTCTGGATATTTTTTATCTACATTATTTTCATCAATTTTTAAAGCAAAGCATAATCCAGTTATTATTGGATTTTTTTCTTTATCGGCATACATAATTAATTTGTCAAAATGTTTTTTTTCTAAATACATGTCAGAATCTATTAACAACATCCAATCTGTTGAAAATTTTGAAGAAATCCATTTATCAATTAACAATTGACGTTGTCTTGATATGCTTGATCCAGGAATACGAAATATACCATTTATTGGTCTTCCTGAAAAAAAAGAACTTATTACTGTTTCTAGTAATCCAAAAGTAAAACCACCCTCTGTAATTTGATTATCAATCCAACCAATAGAAATTGTTTCATTATTTTTAATCATTTATATTAAACCTCATTCTGACCTCTAGCAATTGCAGCAGATGCTTCAAATGCTTTTTGTGTTCTACGAGATTTTAATAAGCCTTTTGATTTCCAAAGTGGAATAGTTGCTTCAATATCTCTGGCTATCTGCTCTCTTATTTCTTTAACAGTAAAAACAACAAAGTTCCAGACATCTTCTTTTTGTTTATCGTTAAGTTCCTCAGTCCAGTTAGTCATCTTCTTCCTCAAATTCTCTTAAAGCAACAGAGTTGGTATAGCAATTAGAGCAGTCTCCATTAATAAGTTTGCTACCACAAAACTCACAGAACATGATTCTATGATACCAGATTTGGCTAGTTTTTGCCTCTAGCAATCTTTGCAGCAAGAATCTTCATTCCAACTGCGTTAGTCTGACTTTGATCAATATCAATAGCCTCAATATCTTTGGCTATCTGTTCACGTATTTGTTTTTCGTTCATATTATTTTTTTATAGATTTGCACAGTTTGTCAAAGTTAGTAATTGAAGAAATCTTTAAATTCATTGCAGCAGTAATTGCTTCAACATTTTTACTATCTAATGCAATTTTTGTATTTTTTTCTGCTGTAATCCAAGAGGCAATAGTTGTTTTAATTTTGCCAGTTGTAGGTTTTTGTTTTGTAACAAGCATATCTATATTTAAATCTATTTCTTTTAACACATCTTTATCACTCGCTAAACCATTAGACCACTTAGACATCACCTCTGACTCATATTTTGCCTTAATGCTTTTACAAGAAGCCTTATTACCTTTAGTGTTTAATGATTTTGCTGCAGCCTGAGCATGTGTGTTTGGTATTAATAATGTTATCAATAAAAAAGTTATAATTATTTTTTTCATATTATAAGTATACTCTATTCATATTGTTTTGTAAAGTTATGATTTATTTTTAATAACTGGATCAAGTCTATCCCAATGCCCCGCATAAGCACCTTGATATATTTCTCCAGTTTCTCTATCTATAAGCAACCATTTTTCTGGACATTTAGTATGAACAACTAAATTAATAGGTTTATCAAACTCTTTAAACTTTTTTATTTTTTTCACTTATGCTCTTTCATATGATTATATAAAGTTTGATATGCCATAGAAGATCTTATTTGAATTTGCTTTTTGCATACCTCGCAAATAACAAACTTATTGGCTGACATATAAACCCAGTATATCAAGTTTTGGGCGGAACGTCAAGGTACAATAATATACTAAAACCTGTATATATCCAAACTATAATGCCCCGTTAATCCCAATCCTTTATGGATACTCAAGTAAAAAATACCTAGATATGCATAAAAAAGGTTTGATATTTTTGATATCCAACACGTATCACACTAAAAAAGATCCCGTTTCATATTGTAAAAAATGTAAACAATCCTTTAATATTAAAATAAATAACTAAAAATGTTTAATTTGTGTTGAAAAATCTTTTAATGGCATAGCCCACTCACAATTTCTGCATATAGTTTTATTTGAATATTCATTTAACATATTATTTTTTCTTACTTCTTGCATGCCTTTAGTTTCAAAAAGTTCCCAGTATTCTTGATTATTTAAGTTTCCTACTACATGCTGCAATCCGTAATCCATACAGCATAAGGCTACATCTCCGTTTGGCATTAAAACATTTTGATTATAATATGGAGTTTTACCACAATAAATTGGCTCAGAGTGTTTTGGTGAAATTACATATTCTGTTTTTTCACCTTTTAGATTTCCCGCTCTTGAAATTGCTTTAAAATTAAAAGTAGTTTTATCAACTATTTCTAATATTTCTTGATCAAAATTGTTATCTTTGTCCATGGTCATAATTTGAAAATCTTTTAATAAATTTTTGTTTTTAAAATCAATAAATAATCTAAGTATTTCTTTATATTCTTCTGTTATTTTAAGTCCAAGCATGTTTTTATTTTTATCTTGAAGATGTAATACAAGAATTTTAATTTGTTTTTCATATTTTTCACATAAATCAATAACTTTTTTTGCATTATCAATATTCATACCATATAATGTTGTGTAAATAGCCACATTATAATTGTTCAATAATGACAGTTCAAGCATATCTGTTGCTTCTGGATTTAACCAAGGTTCTGAATATCCAGAAAAATGTATATCTACATTTTTTGGAATCTTTAATAAAAATTTTGAAAAAGAATATAAAGACATTATTTTTTCATTATTTCCATATGCTTTTTTTAAGGTTATTTGAGGACAAAATGTACACATCACAGAACAATGAGACACTGTCGTTATCTCCATAGTTCCTACTGATTTATTTATTTGCATTTTATGTATGATATATTTAATATTTTAAATTTCTATTTTCTGGCTTATCTGTATAACTGATTGTAATAATATAACGTTTGCCTGATTTCACTGCATTAACTCCGTGTTGATATGGAGTTGGGAAATAAACTAATTCATATTTTTCTGGGGTATAAAAATATCCACCATCTACTTCTGGGAAAGACAGTTCTCCACCTGTATAGTCATCATTTAAATACATAACTGTACTAATGACCTCACGATCATTTTCAACGTCTCTATGAACTGCCATAAAAGCACCTTCTTCATAAAGAGCAACCAAATACTCTGTTACATAAAGGTCTTTATCTCCAATAAATTTACTTGAATATTTTTTTACAAAATTAAACAAAGCAGGCTCTTCAGAGTTATAAAGTCTAAACGTTCCATCGCCTCTTTCATTGTTCAGTTGGTCTTTTGACTTTAGTTCATCCATTAAATCAATTAATGATTGAGCATCTTGTGGTTCAACATGATTTTTTAATGATTTTATTTCTTCTTTTTTCATGTTTTTCATATTTTCAAATCCTTTTCTTTAAATTATCATATTCCATAATATAAGTTTATCATTAATTAAAATCTTCTAGCCTTGCTAAGATCCTTTGCTTCATTGCCTCACGCTCTTCTAGGGGCAATTGCATTCCTGTATCTATCTCTGCCATTGAAATGGCTAAGTCAACAATATCTTCACTCATGGGCTTGATTTAGTTTAGTATTCAAGTGTTACCCAAAACCAAAGAAAATCAATATTAGCACAAAATCTGTCTACGTGAAATCCTATTCCAATTCTGCGGGGAGCAAAACCAACACTAAGCCAAGCCCTATTGGTAACTCTCCACTCTTTACTTTTAATCATAAGTTTTCCATTCTATGAGTATGCCTGGTTTAAGAACTCATCTGCCCAAAAGGCTACAAGAGATTCATTGCCTATATCATTAAAGTAATAACGATTTTTTTCAGGGCTGTAAGTCCAACCTTTCCAAAGATTTTCATCTTCTTCTGCCCAAGTTAGATTGGTTTCTTTTTGAGCATAATCTTGTCCTATACTAGTCATCTCTGTCATGGGTTTCTATGCCTCCAATTTAGCAGGGTCCAAATAAATTTCCCATACCACTTACGAGAACAACGTTTAATACCCTTTTCCCCATAATGATCATACATAAATAATATTAGTTTGGCTTTATCTTTTGTTCTAATAAACTTTCCACAATCAATACAGGATTCAAATATATACTGATTGATTGGTTTGTCAAAATCTACTGAATTCATTTTGTTAATTCTTTTTCAATGGCTTTAATGGTTTGACAAGGCCAAGGCTGCTTATCCTCTTGGCATCTGTGAACCAATGTGCCTTCTGGGATATGAAGTTCAGCGACGGCACGAAGAGCCTCATCTAAATTAAAACATCCTGATGCAGCAATAAGGTTGGATATATTCTTCATCACTCAATCATATCAAATTTTGGCGGGAAAAGCAAGAGAGCCTTTTATCCACATGCTCAGGTGTATGCCAGTTATTTAATGTCGCTGTCTCCCCCGACAGATTAATTATATTATATTTTCCAGAACTTTTTCATGTCTGGAAGAGTTGCAGGATCTTTTGTTGGTATACCTGCCCTAGAGTATGCTGCTCTCATTTTTGGACTATTGTCAATTGCTAGGTTAACTTGAGATCTTAGTTTAACGCCAACTTCATATTTATATTTTGCGGTATCTGCAGAAGACCCTGGGTTCATGATAAGTCTAGAATACTTAACACCTGCTGCTCTTAACGCTGCCACAGTTTCTTTGCGCTGTGACACATTTCTTCCAGTTACAATAATTAAGGCGCCTGGCAAAGCATTGACATAATCAATAACTCGGCGAATAGGTTGAGTTCCGTTTCTAAGAAGAGTATCGTCAATATCAACAATGGTGGCCATTTGTTAAGTATAGCATTTATTAGGTTTGGCGCAAAATAGAACTATCAAACCTTTCCCTGCCCAACATGGGCAATAGCGGTTAGTATCCTAAAATCTGCGGGTATATAAAGAATATCGTAATATCCCCAGTGTAATACAAACCCTTATAGCCAGATAGCCAGACACAAGGTGTGCTTGATATAAAGGTTTGAACCTATGTGCAACTATCTGGTTTGATAATGAGAATATGCACAATATGGAGCCAGGGCGATGGTTTGATACCCGCTGATTTAAGGCTTGGAAGGCTTTTAAATGCCATCTGGAATGGTTTGATAAGAGAAATAAATCTTACTGATATTTTTTAATTATAGTTAAAAGGGAGGAAAGTGGAGGATAGTGGGTGATTGGGCGATTTTATAGATGGCGTCGTAATCCTCTGGCGGCCAAACCTCCCTATCCCAAACCTTCCAAACCTTTCTATCCGCATATCTGGCATGCATTATACT